CGTAAAGGCTACTGCTACGATACCAATAGCGACTGCTGCTGTAGCCGCGGGTGCTGCTGGTTCAAACGCAGATATAAAACCAATAATTTCTCCTATAGGAGGACATGGATCTGATGCTACATTAGAACTTGGAGGATGGAACATAATGTTGAATTCTCGATTGGAATATGCAGAATCTGGCGATTTTACAATAGCAAATGATTTTCGTAAAATAGGTTTATTAAAAAACCCATTATTGAGCAATTCAGCTATAGCAACTGCTGTAACTTATGATTTTTCTACCACTATTGAATATAATAATACCAATTCTGCTTTTGTAGTGGATGAGGTAATTACTGGCGCTACTTCTGGTGCCACAGCAACAATTGTTGATGTAAACAGTAGCGATACGGAATTAAGAATCATAAATGTTTTGGGAGAATTCTCGAACGGCGAAACCATCCAAGGCGGTACATCAAGTGCCCAGGACACAATAACGGGAATAACAGCACCATTGCTTAAAAAATATTCTGGGGATGTTCTATATGTTGATAATAGAACAAAAATTGTTAGAGGCTTTGACCAGGTTGAAGATATAAAACTTGTTATACAGTTTTAAAATTATAAAACGAATCAAAATAGCAGGACAATTTGTTCTGCTATTTTTGTTTTAACTATGTATAAATACATAAAATTCAAATAAATTACAAAAAGATGCCAATACAAACGAATTTTAATACAAATCCTTATTTTGACGACTATAACGAAGAAAAGGATTTTCTTAGAATATTATTTAGACCTGGAGTAGCAGTACAGGCTAGAGAATTAACTCAATTACAATCTATCATACAAGGTCAAATAGAAAGGTTTGGTAACCATATATTCGAAGAAGGTTCTAATGTTCTCGGTGGTCAATTAACTATAGATTCAGAAGTTCAATACCTAAAATTATTCAGCACGTACGAAGCAAATGGTTCAGCCGAAGGTCCTGTAATAAATGTTTCGAATTTTATAGGCAAAACAATCACACAAAACGGATCAAATGCCACCGCAAGAGTAGTTCATGCTGTACCTGCCGCTGGGAACGATTTTGCTACTTTATACATCAAATCCATAAACTCTGGCGCTTTCAATGAAAATACAGCTTCTGTAGATGCTACAATATCATTTACTGAAACTATAGATTCTGCCGATGTTACCACAAGCGCTAGGGTTGGCGGCACCCAAACGGGAACTGGAATTACTATTCCTAGCCCAATTGGTACTGGTTCTATTGCGAGTATTGATGCTGGTGTATTTTATATAAATGGCTTTTTTACGAGGTGCGACTCCCAGACAATTGCACTAGATAAGTACGGAAATAATCCTACGTTCAGGATAGGTCTATCTATAACAGAATCTATATTAGATGAGTTTGATGATGAAAGTTTACTAGATCCGGCAAATGGTTCACCGAATTTTACAGCACCAGGTGCTCATAGGTTTTCTATATCTCTACTACTCGATAAAAAAACAACAGATTCTTTGGATTTTGTTGAACTTTCTAGAATAGATAATGGTGTTATACAGTCTCTGAAAGTAAATCCAATATACAGTGAATTAGGGAAACAAATTGCTAGACGTACATTTGATGAAAGTGGTAATTATACAACTAGACCTTTCAATATAAACCTACAACCTCATCCTACACTTCCAAGCACGAAAATAAGAGCAGCATTAGATAACGGAAAGGCCTATGTTCATGGTTATGAATATGAAACAACAGGTACTGAAGTATTAGATATTGATAGGTCGCTTGATACTAATTTAGTTACAGATCAACAGATTTATGTTCGGTATGGTAACTATACCATTATTGAGAATCCTACTGGATTATTTGATATTTCTACACAAGAAACTATAAACCTTTATTCAACAGCAAACGTACAAACAGCAACCCTTATAGGTACTGCTAGTGTTATTTCATATACGAATAACGATACCGATTCCATGAGAATCTATCTTCGTAATTTTAAGATGAATAATTTAGCATTTACTGCAAATACTGAAGCTATTGAAGGTGGTAATACTATAACATTAATAGGTTCTTCTAGCACAAATAATGCTTATAAAGGAATGACAATAGAAATATTGGGCAGAAAGCATAGAGTTTTAAGTCAATCAGGTGCTATATTGACCGTGGATGGCATATTAGCAGAAAATGGTACTTCTACGCAGGCAGTTACATTGTTACCTACAAGAAATAACGTTTCATTATTTGCAAGCTCAGATGGAAGTAAATTAGCATTAGTTTCAACGAAAGCAAAAGTTTCTGGGGTTTCATCAAATGAAACAATATTTAGCGAAACAAACCTAAATTCCTTGGTATTTCCTTTAAATGATACTTATGTAAAAACATTATCAGATATTTCTTATACTTATACTAAAAAAGGTTCCCTTACATTTAGCAGCGGTACAGGTCAATTATCAATAGCATCAAACGAAGAAGTATATCCAGGTACTGATACTATATTAGGTTCCGATCTAGAAAGAATAATAGTTTTTTCCGATAGCACAAATGTCAAGCAAGTTGTTACAAGCTGTAGTATTTCAGGTACGACAGTTACTGTGAATACAGCTAACACATCTTATGCTGGTGCTAGTACAATTATACTACCAGTTACTATAGCAAATGCAGACGAAAGATCTAAATCATTGTCTAATGCTAACACTTCGGCTGTTGTAACTGAAACGAATAATGCAACATTAACAAGAGGACAAAGGTTAATCAAGGTACCAAACAAAATTCCAGGTGTTTCTGAATCTCTTCTTGTTTCTGACGTTTTACGTATAAGAAAAATAATTGACTTAGGTTTAACTTCTATTGCTGCTGATTTTGATGTTGATGATGAAGCTACATGGACAGAATTTACTTCTACTGTCTATGAAGAATCAGCAGCTGATATAACGACAAATTATAAATTTGATAATGGCCAAAGAAATTATATCTACGACCATGCAAATATTACACTTATACAAGGAAGAAATATACCTACAGGACCTATATTAGTATTCTTTGATTACTTTGTACCCAATGCAAATCCTGGGTTTTTTAACGTAGATTCCTATTCTAGTGTTGATTATGAAGATATTCCCGTCTATATAGCACAAACTAGCGCAAATAGTATAAAATTATCGGATGCGATTGATTTTCGTCCAGTAAGAGATATAAATTCGACTGGTTTTGATGGTGGTGTCCAAGTTCCAGATCCTAGGTTCGTATTCACAACAACTTACGAAAACTATCTTTCTAGAATTGATAAAATTATTCTTACAAAAAATAGAAATTTTGAAGTTATAAAAGGTATCTCCAATGAAGATCCCCTGCCACCTACTGATCTAGATACGGGCATGACATTATACACTATATCTTTACCTCCATATACAGCAAACACAAATTTAATTACTGTTTCTAATACCGACAACAGACGTTATACGATGAAGGATATTGGTAAATTATCTAGCAGAATCAGATCATTAGAAACTAATGCAATTCTTTCGAAAATTGAAAGAGAAACATTAGATACTACGATATTTGACGATTTTGGCATAGAAAAATTCATCAATGGTGCATTGGTTGATAATTTCACAGGGCATTCTATAGGCGATGTAGAAAACTTAGATTATGATGTTTCTATTGACTTTTCAAACAGAGAAATGAGACCTCCATTTAAAGCAGAAGGTTACGCTCTCGACTACGATACTTTAACTAATATCTCGAATGTAAATGGATATACTACTATGGACTATACCATAGATGAATTTGTATCGCAAAGTCTAGCATCCAAATCTGTTAATGTTAATCCTTATAATGTATTTAACTTCAACGGTTCAGTAAAATTAACACCGTCTCAAGATACATGGTTCGATACAAACACAAGACCAGCAGTTTCTGTAAATCTGGGTGGCGATAATGATGCTTGGAATTCCATAGGTAGAGCGGTAGAAGACAATAGAAGAAACGGTTTTGGTACTGAGTGGAATGACTGGCAAACACGTTGGACAGGTATGCAAACGTCCAATAGTGTTATCTCTAGTAATTTGAATGTTGAAGTAGATGGTCGAAGAGTTACAGCAACTAAGTCTACAACATCAGAACAAGTTATTACCCGAAACCAGGAAGAATTCAGAGATGCAACAAGAACTAGTTTCAGTTCACAATCAATCACAAGAAATTTAGGTTCTAGAATTGTTGATATAACTGTGGTTCCTTTTATTCGTTCTAAATCTATTTCTTTTGTTATCGAAGGTTGTAAACCAAATACTAGATTATATGCCTTTTTTGATGATACAAATATAAGTGCCAGTACGGGCGTAGTTACAACAGATGCTTCTGGTAAAGCAAGCGGAACATTTACACTACCGGGTGGTGTTTTTAGAACAGGTACTAGAATCTTACGATTTATAGATAGAGAAGATAATAATGTTAGGTTATCAGACACGAAAGCTGAAGGTACCTATTCGGCTCAAGGTTCACTTGCTACGACTGAACAAATTGTAGCAACAGTACGTGAGCCGATTATACGAACACAAACGGTAAGAGAATCTAGACCAATACCAGATGTTGTTACTAGGTCATTAACAACATCCGAAAATGTTACTACAACTTGGATAGACCCACTTGCACAATCATTTTTGGTCGATCCTAGGATTTATCCAAATGGTCTTTATTTATCATCAGTTGATTTATTTTTCTCGACCAAGGATTCAAACTTACCAGTAACTGTTCAAATAAGACCTACAGTTAATGGTTATCCTTCAAGTTCTGTAATATTACCAGGTTCAGAAGTAATTCTTGAAGCAGCTGATGTAATAATACCTACAGGCTCTCAAGTAATACCAGATCCTACAAGTTTTGCTTTTGAAAATCTAGTTTATCTAGAACCTGGAGAATATACTTTTGTAATTCTTTCTAATTCTAATCAATATGAAGTATTAGTTGGTGAAATTGGTCAACAATCACTTAACGGTAACTTTTTAATTACAGAAAATCCTTATGCTGGTGTAATGTTCAAATCTCAGAATGCTTCTACATGGACTGCTGTTCAAGAGGATGATATTATGTTCGTATTAAAGAAGGCTATTTTTGCTACTCAAACTACAAGTACAGTAAAAATTGATGTTGATGTTAGTGACCTCACAGAAAATAAACTATATGACCTTCTTCAACTTTCATTAACAGAATTTAAACCTAATGGTACAAATATTTCATATAAGTTTGATTATTTAGATGAAAATGATAATGTAATTACTCAAAATTCTTATGTACCTAATGATAATTACTCATTAAGAACTTCTGGGAAATTATCTAATTCGGCTACTTCATTTACTACAACTGCTACGCTTACGTCATCTGATTCTTCTGTATCTCCAGTTATCGATGAAGAAACACTTAATCTAATAGCAATAAGCAATAATATAGATAATGGATCTATATATAATAATACACTTATTCCGGAAAACGGTGGTACTGCTTATGCAAATACAGATACTTTTACCGTAACTGGAGGATTAATTGCTGCTGTTGTTGGAATTGTTACCGATAGTGCTGGTAAAATCCTTACCCTTAACGTTACACAAAAAGGGTTAGGATTCACAGATACAGCAACCGTAACTTACGTGGGGTCAACAGGTTCAGGTGCTGTAATTAAGGTCTTGAATGAGGGTTCAAATCAAGGCGGTAATGCAATTTCTAGATATATAACCCGAAGAGTTACATTAGCAAAAGGTTTTAATTCTGATTATCTACAGGTTCGATTTAAAGCATTTAGACCATCAGGTGTCAACATAGATGTCTACTATAAAGTTCTTAATGCTAACGATACTGATAAATTTGATGATAAAAACTATGTAAAAATGGAATTAGATCCAGAAACGGATCAGTTATCTACTACTATGAATGATTTTCGAGAATTTATATATAAACCTAGGACTGAAACTATAACATATTCTAGTGGTGGAACTAATAATGATGACAATGATTATAGCGATTATAATACATTTGCTGTTAAAATTGTACTAAGATCAGAAAAAACTACAAACTATAAAATACCTAGAGTAAGAGATCTTAAAGTAATATCATTCGCATCATGAGGGAACTAATTCAAATTGAAGACAACAAAGATTTAGCAAGAGACCCGAAGACAAAAGCAATTCTTCGGGTTGATACTAAGGCATTTGAACAGCATAAAAGAAAAAAAGAGTTTAGAAACTCTGTTGCTTTCATGAAAAATGACCTAGAAATGCTAAAAGATGAATTGGCTGACATTAAAAACTTATTAAAACAGATATTAAACGATGGCTAAACCAACAACTAGAATAGAATTAAAAGAGTATTGTCTGAGACGTTTAGGTAAACCTCTCATTGAGATAAACGTTGCTGATGTACAGTTAGAAGATAGAATAGATGATTCTCTTTCATTTTTCTATGACTATCACTATGATGGTTCAGAACATACCTATTTGGGAATAGAAATAACTCAACAAATGATTACAGAAAGAGCAATACCTGTAGATGACTCAATTATAGGTATTTCTAAGGTATTTAAGCATACTTCAGGCGATGTGAAAAATATATTTGACGTGAAATATCAGATGAGATTAAATGATGCTTTTTGGATTACTGCTGGTAATTTTCAGCATTATTTTATGACTATGCAAAAACTTGCGGAAGCTGAGCACTTGTTTAGTAAAAATATCCCTATACGCTTTCAAAGACACATGAATAGAATTAATTTAGACACAGATTGGTCTAATTATGCAGTTGGAGATGTAGTAATTTTCGAGGGTTATAGAATTATAGACCCAGAAACATACGCTGATGTCTATAGTGACCGTTTTGTCAGAGATTATACAACTTCACTTATTAAAAGACAGTGGGGAGAAAATTTGTCTAAGTTTGGAGGTATGACTTTACCTGGAGGTATGACTTTAGACGGCAGCACAATTCTTAGCGATGCAAAAGAAGAAATTCAAAAACTAGAAGAAGACCTTTATAACTCTTCTGCTGGTTTAATACTAGATATTATAGGTTAATTATGCCACTAAATCAATATTTTTCAAATTACACACACACACCAACCCAAGATTTATTAGAAAATTTAATAATAGAATCTATCCAGATTTATGGAGTTGATACATATTTTATAAGAAGAAGCATAGAAAATACAGAAGATATTTTAGGTTCAGACCAGGCTGGTTCTTTTACTAATGCTAGGTCTTTAGAAATGTACGTGAAAAATGTTGAGGGCTACGAAGGACAAGGAGAATTTTTAAGCAGGTTTGGCCTGAATATACAGGATAATATAACATTTACAGTAGCCAGAAAAAGGTGGGAAGAAACATTCGTAGGCGAAACTCTCATGAGACCAAAAGAAGGGGATTTGGTTTATTTTCCTATGACTAAAGCATTATTCGAGGTTACTTTTATCGAAGACGAAGAAGTTTTCTACCAAACAGGTAAATTAATGACATACGACCTACAATGTGAGAAATTTACATTCAGTGGTGAACAGTTTAATACCGGGGTCCAAGAAATAGATGATATTGCTACTAAATTTTCTATAGCAAAAGTATTGGATTATTCAGCAATAGACGGAACTCCTATAATCGGGGAAACAGTAACTGGCCAGACTTCAGGTACTACGGCTAAATTGAAGAGTTTTAATTTATCCGATGATACTATCGAATTAATAGATCTATCTGGTATGTTCTTAGACGATGAAATTCTTCTAGGTGCTACATCTAGTGTAAATATTACAATAACAGAAGGAAATTCATTAAATATAAATATAGATAATGCTGATATGTTCAATGATAATATACAAAGTAAAGGAGACGACATTTTCGATTTTTCTGAAAATGATCCTTTTTCTGAAGGAAACTACTAATGTTCGGCAATCACTTCTATCACAAATCCATAAAAAAATATGTTACCATCTTTGGTTCATTGTTTAATGGAATTAGAGTAGCAAAATACGATAATTCCAACGATATAAAGGAACTTACATTAGTTCCAATTTCTTATGGGCCTAAAGAAAAATTTATCGAAAGACTAAATGCACAACAAGATCTAAGAAAAGAAATTGCTATTTTAGTTCCTAGAATGGGCTTCGAAATTTCATCTTATCAATACGACCCATCTCGGAAATTAAATAATATTAATAAGTTACAAAAAAGAATAAACTCAAGTTCTGTTAATACTTCATTTTCTGCGGCTCCTTATAACATAGGATTTTCCTTAAATATTTTTGTGAGAAACGTAGAAGACGGCACTCAGATTATAGAACAAATTTTACCATATTTTACCCCAAGTTTCTCAACTACCATAAATCTAATACCAAATCTAGATACTAAATTCGATATTCCTATTCAGCTTAATTCTATTAATATGAATGATGATTATGAAGGCACCTTCGAGAATAAAAGAATAATCCAATGGGAACTTGATTTTACATTAAAAGGCTATTTTGTTGGCCCTACTAAAATTGCCAAACCTATAGAAAAAAATACCACAAATATAGGTAGTGGTTCTGTTATTAATAATGAAATAAGCACAAGTACAGAACTAACAGAAGATGAATTTGGCTTTAACGAAATAATACTATAATGGCTATAATAGGAAAAAAAATTGAAAATGCACTAGATATAATGTCGACCAAAGATGTAGAAATTATAGACGAGATCAATAAATCATCCGCAGAATTAAGAGAAATTGAGATTGATGAAGATTATGTCTTTGCTAGAGATAACTTACGCAGCGTTATTACTAAAGGCTCAAATGCCCTTGCTAAAATGATTGAATTGTCTGACGAGACTGAACATCCTAGAATGTATGAAGTAATGGCATTAATGATGAAGACCATAAATGACTCAACAAAAGATTTATTAGACATACAAAAGAAAACAAAACAACTAAAAAACGAGAGCCTAGGTGGTTCTTCCTCTGCTAAAACATCTGAAACACATAATGTAAATAATAACATCTTTGTTGGCTCGACAAAAGAACTTCAGGAATTTTTCAACACCCAAGAAATGAAAAAATTGGATAAATAAAAATGGCAGTAGATTTAAACTATCAAGTTCAGCATTATTTAGGTAACCCAAAATTAAAAAGAGCCAATGTAAATATACCATTCACAAAAGAACAAATCATTGAGTACAAGAAATGTTCTATGGACCCTATATATTTTACTAAAAATTATGTAAAAATTATAAATATAGATGAAGGACTAGTACCTTTCGATATGTACCCATATCAGCGAAAAATGGTTAAGACCTTTGCCGAAAACAGGTATACTATATGTAAGTTACCAAGGCAATCAGGTAAAACTACTACTGTAGCAGCCTATGTTTTGTGGGTAATTTTGTTTCATGAGTTAAAAAATGTGGCCATACTTGCTAATAAGGGTTCTCTTGCCCGTGAAATTCTGGAACGTATAAAAAATCCCTACGAGAATTTACCTCTTTGGATGCAACAAGGAGTTACCGAATGGAATAAAGGTTCAATTGAATTAGAAAATGGCTCTAAAGTTATTGCATCTTCCACTACATCATCTGCGGTTCGTGGTAGTTCTTATACCCACCTTATACTAGATGAGTTTGCTTTTGTTCCCACAAACATAGCAGAAGATTTTATGAGATCTGTATATCCAACCATCTCATCAGGTAAAAAATCCAAAGTTATTATAGTATCAACACCTAACGGTATGAATCATTTCTATAAAAGCTGGATGGATTCTGTTGACGAAAGATCAGACTATGCCAACATAGACATAAACTGGAATGAAGTACCTGGCCGAGATTTAACATGGAAAAAACAACAAATAAGAAATATAGGACAAACTGCATGGAACCAAGAATTTGAAGGAAAATTTCTTGGTTCAAGTAATACACTTATATCTGGTTCTAAATTAAACACACTGAGATATGTAGAACCATTACTGGTTCAAAATGATGTAACGATTTACGAAAAACCAAAACTCGGTAATAAGTATGTTATGATGGTAGACACTTCTCGTGGTGTTGGCGGTGACTATTCTGCGTTTGTAATTATTGACATTTCAGAAACCCCGTACAGAGTTGTGGCATTATATAGAAATAATCTGATTCAACCCATTCATTTTACTACATTCGTTAGAAATGCAGCCATTTATTACAATAAAGCCAGTATGTTGGTGGAAATAAATGACATTGGGGCGCAAGTTGCTGATATTATAAAAAACGACTTAGGCTATGATAATATTTTAAGTATTGCTTATATGGGAAGAGTAGGCCAAACAATATCAGGTGGTTTTGCTAAAAATTCAGCAAACGGTCTTAGAATGACACAACCAGTAAAAAAATTAGGTTGTTCTAATTTAAAAATGTTAATTGAACAAGATAAACTTATTATAAATGATTTTAATATATTAGAAGAATTAACTACCTTTGTCCATTCCGGCGGTTCTTATGCCGCCGACGAAGGAAAGCACGATGATTATGCTATATGTCTAGTTATTTTTGGATGGATGATTGACCAAAGGTATTTAAGAGAATTGACTGATATAAATATTAGAAAGGAAATTCAAGAAGAACTTAAGGAAGAAACATCGGATGCTGATGGTAGAAATGAAGATTCCATGTTTTTTGGTTTCATTGATGTAGTAGAAGAAGATGAAAGTTTCGTTTCAGCCGATGGTGACCACTGGACGCCAAATAAAAAATGGGAACTAAGTTTGAATAATTGGTAGATTTATACAGAACCTAATTTTTATAAATAAATCAAAAGGATAATATGTTCATATATAAAAGAACAAACTTATTATAATTAAAACAAAAAAACGGAGAAGCACATGGGATTTTTAGTTAGTCCTGGAGTTAATGTTTCAGAAGTCGACTTAACGAACGTAATACCTGCGGTATCGTCTACTACAGGTGCCTTTGTTGGCGCTTTTGAGTGGGGACCTTTAGAGGAACGTGTACTAGTTGATTCAGAAAAAACTCTTGAAGCTCGATTTGGTGAGCCAAAAAGCGATACAGCAGTGGATTTTTTAACTGCAAGTAGTTTCTTGGCCTACGGTAATGCACTTTTTGTAGTACGTGCAGCAAATAGTACAGCAATTAATGCTACCACAAGTGGTACTGCTGTTCTAGTAAAAAACAGAGATAATTACGACACATTAACATTAACAGACGAATGGTTAGCAAAGTATCCAGGAGTTCTAGGTAATTCACTTAGAGTTGTTGCTATTGATTCCCTAGCAGGTAATACTGCTGCTTATGCAGCGGCAACATATTTTGGTACCGCAACATATAGTTCTTTATTCCAAGCAACACCTGGTACTTCTGACTATGTAGCAGAACGTGGCGGGTCCAATGATGAAATTCATGTTGCAGTTATAGATGCTGCTGGTGCAATTTCAGGAACTGCAGGAACAGTTCTAGAAGTATTTGAAGGTTTGTCTAAAGCTTCTGATGCTAAAAGTTCTTCTGGTGCTAACAATTATTACAAAAATGTAGTAAACAGTCAGTCTAGATATTTATGGTTTGGCGACCATCATTCAGACGGAACAAATTGGGGAACAGCTGCTTCAGGAATTGCATTTGCTTCACTTACCGATTCTGCTGAGACAAACCTTACGGGTGGTGTTTCTGGAAACTCAGCCGCACCTAAAACTGCAGGGTATGACCTTTTCTTATCGCCGACAGATGTCGATGTCTCTTTGATATTTGCAGGCGCTGGAGATGAAGTATTAGCTCAAAAAGTTATTGATACTGCTGTTGCTCGTAAAGATTGTATGGCATTCGTATCTCCTAGAATAGCAGATGTTGTAAATGCTGGGGCTGATTCTATAACTAATGTACTTGCATTTAAGACCTTGGTATCAAGAGATACTTCTTATGCAGTAATGGATTCAGGTTGGAAACTAATGTACGACAAGTATAACGATACTAACGTATG